GCATATTTTCAGTCTGATCGGATATTTCCTTTGTCTTTTCAAAGACTTAGCCGCATCACCTATCTATATAGACGCAATTTGCAGCCAATCCGACGTACCAACTACCTACCAACCGAAGCCATCTAGTACAAAGGCCACCCAATGTGTCTCATCAGGTGGCCTTTGTGCCTTTTGGGTGACTCGGGATGCTGTGCTCATTGTGGCGGTTGAGGCGGGTTTTGTGGCTTGAGAATGACGCCAATCGCTCCGTCATCGCGGGTGACGAATTCGATGCCAGCCAGGCTCAGTGCCTTGACCACCTTGTTGAGTGTTGAGCTGCGGCTGTCGGCCAGCGCCCCTTCCATGCGCAGCAGCGCCGACATCGAAATGCCCGAGGCCTGGAGCAGGTCCTCCCGGCTCCAGCCCAGCATCGCACGCGCGGCGCGGATCTGTCTTCCGTCGATCATGGTCGACTCCTTCCTTTTTTTCTCGGTCTTGGTAGGTGAATATTTCTGTTTGATTAGACGTTTTTTGTGTCCTTTACGGTGCATTGTATCGTAGTATGACCCTCAATAGATAGAGGAGCACGACGATGCCTGCACAAGCGTTGACGACCGAATTCCTGGCCACGCTGCCAGGTCGCGAGCCTGCCTCCGGGGCCGTGAGTTACTTCGATACGGAGATCAAGGGCTTCTTGCTGGAGCATCGCGCCAGCGGTGGCGCGACCTTCTACTTCCGCTACCGCGATGCGGCCGGCAAGGTGCGGCTGAACCGGATTGGCCGGGCCGATGAGATTTCGGTGTCGGACGCCCGGGCCAAGGCGCACAAGATGAAGCAGATGGTGACCGAGGGCGGTGACCCGAAAGTGGAGAGCCATCGCTTCAAAGATGTGCCGACCTTTGGGGATTTCGTGGCCGAGCGGTATCTGCCCTACGCCAAGACCCGCAAGCGCAGCTGGGAGACGGATGAGACGATGCTGCGCAATCACCTGCTGCCGGTGTTTGCCGATTTCCGGATGAACCGGATCACCCGCTCGGATGTGGTGGCCTTCCACCACGCGGTGTTCGAGAAGGGCTACGCAGCGGGCACCTGCAACCGGATGATCGTGCTGATGAAGTTCATCTACAACTGCGCGATCCGCTGGGACATCCTGCCGCCCAAGAGCAACCCCTGCGATGGCGTGGAGCCCTTTGAGGATCACGGTGCGCGGGAGCGTTACCTGACGACTGAGGAGGTGCAGCGACTGTTTGATGAGCTGGACACCAACCGCAATGTGCAGGTGGGCCAGGTGATCCGGCTGCTGCTTTACACCGGTGCCCGCAAGCGCGAGATCCTGGACGCCCGGTGGGACGAGATCGATTTCAACCGCCGGATGCTGACGGTGCCGGCAGCGCGCTCGAAATCGAAGAAGCCGCGTCACATTCCGCTCTCCGATGCGGCGGTGGAACTACTGCTGTCACTGCCTCGGCAGGACGACATCCCCTGGGTGTTTTTCAACCCCAAGACGAAGAAGCCGCCGGTGTCGATCTTCTACGCCTGGGACTCGATCAGGAAGAAGGTGGGCTTGGGCGAAGTGCGGCTGCACGACCTGCGCCACAGCTACGCGAGTTTCCTGGTCAATGCCGGGCGGTCGCTGTACGAGGTGCAGAAGCTCCTCGGCCACCACGATCCGAAGGTGACGATGCGCTACGCGCACCTGTCGCCGCAGGCGATGCTCGAGGCGGTCAATGTGGTGGGGAATGTCGTGGGGCGGCGGTCGGTGGCAGCAAATCAGGCTGAGATGGCCACCGCCTGATATTTGTCCGAAGAGTGTCATTACCTTTCGGACAACGCTGAAGAGGAAGGGAGCGCGACACATCGGTGTCGCGCTTTCCTTTCAGATCAAGGCTTCGAGGCCTTTGCGCTCGAGCAGGTTGAGCAGCTTCTGCGATGGGCCGCTGGGGTGCTTGTCACCCAGCTCCCACTGGCGAACAGCGGACGGGCTGGTATTGAGCAGTGACGCCAACACGGTTTGGCTGAGCTGGTAACGGTCGCGCAGTGAGCGGATTTTCTCGCTGTCGTACTCGGGAATCGGGTCCAGGCACAGCGCGTCGTACTTGCGCATCTTGCGCTGGTCGATGAAGCCCAAGCGATGCAGATCCGCTGCCGTCTCGTGCACAGCCTCCAGGATTCGGCTTTTGGCCTTAGTCTTTGTCGTCATGGCAAATCTCCTGTAGTGATCCGTCTTCAACCTCAGCATCGAGTTCCTTGCCGGTGCGGGACAGCAAATCCTGGGCAATGGTCTGCAGCGCTTCTTTTTCTTCGGCGCTGATGTTGGCCCGTTCGTTCTTCTCGAAGCCGAAAACGAAGAACCACAAGTCGCCCTTGTTGGTAGCCACCAATGTTCTGGCGCCGCCACGCTTGCCCCGACCGGCCAACCCCACCCGCTTCTTGACCACGCCGCCGCCAAGATCTGCATCGATCAGCCCTTGCGACATCTCGCGCACTGCGCCGCACAGGGCTTCGTCGGTCAGCTCAGTCTTTCGCATCCAGCGACTGAAGTGGCGGGTTTTGAAGACTCGATTCATCGCCGAACTATAACACCTAGTGACGCATATCGAAAGACAGAATGCCTCCAAACGCAAAAATACCCCGACCCCACCGCCGGCAAAGGCAGCTGAAGATAGTGAATATTGTCGGGAATGCGGTAGGGAGATAGCCGGTGGTGGTGGCGGCGAACCCGGGGCAGGCGAGTGTCGCGCTTGCGTGACACACTGGACCGAGGCACGACAGTATTGGCTTGAAGCGCGACAGATTTCGCGACATAATTGTGTCACGCTTTGTCGTTCCTGCACGACACTGCGTGACAGACTCACCACGAGGAGCCAGATCCGATGCTACGAGCCACGCTGACCGAAGAACTTAAACTGATCGAATCCATCGTCGCGGCGCATCCGAGCGGCATCGGCATCGCTAGCATTGAGGCCGAGATCGTACGGCGCCAGGGTGACAAGCCCAACCGCCGCACATTACAACGTCGCCTGCAGAAGCTGATCGATGAGCAGCGCGTGACCACCGAGGGCGAAAGTATCGCCTTGGTCTACAAACTGATTTCCGGCAGCGTCGTGCCGGCCAGCGCTTCGATGACACTCACCGCCACAGCAACGGCCGAGGCCGAGTTGTATGTCCCAGTGTCACCCGAAGGGGCGACCATTCGCAATCAGGTTCGACGCCCGCTGATGCATCGTCGACCGGTCGGCTACCAACGCGAGTTTCTGGAAACCTATCAGCCCGGCACGACCTTCTATCTGCCCGAGTCTCTGCGACGCCAGCTGCACGAAATGGGGCGCACCTCTGCCAATGAGCGGCCAGCAGGCACTTACGCCAGAGACATCCTGGGTAGGCTACTGGTCGATCTGTCGTGGGCTTCGTCCAAGCTGGAGGGTAACACCTATAGTCGGCTCGATACCCAGAACCTGATCGAGTTCGGCCAAGTTGCCAAGGGCAAGGACGCCATCGAAACGCAGATGATCCTGAATCACAAGGCAGCCATCGAGATGTTGATCGAGGATGCTGAAGAGGTAGGCTTCGACGCCTTCACCTTCAAGAACCTGCACGCGGTGCTGTCGCAGGACTTGATGCGTGACCCGCAGGCCAGTGGCCGTTTGCGTCGGCGCCCAGTAGATATCTCGGGCACCGTGTTTCACCCGCTGGCGCTGCCGCAGGTGATTGAAGACTGTTTCACGCTGTTGCTGACCAAGGCAGGGGCTATCCCAGATCCGTTCGAGCAGGCCTTCTTCCTGATGGTGCAACTGCCCTACCTGCAGCCGTTTGAAGATGTGAACAAGCGCGTCTCGCGCATCGGCGCCAATATTCCGCTCTTCAAGCACAACCTTTGCCCGCTGTCCTTCATCGATGTGCCGGAGCACGCCTATATCGAGGGGACGCTGGGGGTGTATGAACTCAACCAGATCGAGTTACTGCGCGATGTATTCGTCTGGGCCTATGAGCGCTCTTGCCAGCGTTATCTGGCCATCGCGCAAACAATGGTCGAACCCGACCCGCTGAAGATCAAGTACCGGGAGGCGCTGATTCAGGCGGTGCAGACCATCGTCAAGGGGCTGCGACAACCCAGCCCTTCGGTCATCGCAGAGGTGGCACAAGATCACGCCACTGAAGCCGAGCAAGCGGCATTCCGCGAATTGCTCACGTCAGCGCTGCAGCAACTGCACGAAGGCAGTATCGCCCGCTACCGGCTGCGCCGTTCGGAATACATCGCGTGGCAGCACGCGCAGCCTCAGGTCTGAGCCGATCAAGACGTCGGCAGATACCAAGATTTACCTACGAAATGATCATGGACTACTCTCGTAAATTCCGGAAGCTGATCCCGTAAATCTCGGAATCACTGATGCAAGAATTCCGCCAATTGGCGGATTTACCCGCTGGCCAGCAGTGCACCTGCGCACCGTCGCCACTGGGCTGCCTGCTGACCACCACCGCCGAAGCCATGCCAATTGGCATCTCCAGGGCCTTTCGCGCCCACCATCCGGAAACCGGCAAATTTGCCGGTTTGCTCCGCCCCTGCAGGCTGCCTGCACCAATTGGCGGAGCCTGCGCTCTTGCCCAAATTCGCACCTTCACGATTCCGCCGCAAGCCCTCAGAAAGCGCTTGGCTTCATTGGCGAACAGAGCGTGAATGGCATCGTCACAAACCCACCAGGAGCCGACGATGTCCACAGCCCAACCCCAGGCCATAGACGCCTACCTGCAGCACATCACCACCATCCGCAGCCAGATGGAAGCGTTGCAGCGCCACGCCGACGACCACTTCGGTCACGACCCTGAGCACATCCACTGGGGCCACGTCGGCGATCTCACCCGCATCGAGAGCGGCCTGCGCGAGGTGCTGGCGCTCCTTGACGGCAGCAATGCGTAAGAGGAACCGGGTGATCACCATGACCAAGACCCAAACCGCCAAAGCCGCCCAGCAACTAGACAAGCTGCTCGCCCAGATCGCCCTGGACCATCTCTTCATTGAGACCCTGCAAACCCGCAACAGCGACCGCCTGGACTTCCACGACGTCAGCGTCTGGGCCGTCCAAAGCGCCCTGATGGCGGCCTACCAAGCAGGCCTGGCCGCCGGGCAAAACGCCGCCGCAAAAGCCGCTGATCAAGTAACCCAGCAGCAAGCCGCCTGACCCTCACATCACTCACAAGGAGCAAGACCATGTCCGCACAAACCACCCCGATCACCGAACGCCAACTGGACCTCATCACCCGTGCACATTGCGACGCCGGCGGATTGATCGAACCGCTGCTGGCCCTCAAGGGCGGCGCCAAGCTCAAGATGATCGCCAGCCTCGCCCAGCGGGGGTTGATCGAGCAGCTGGATGGCCAGTGGCGCATCACAGGTGCCGCCATCGCGATCATCAAGGGCGAAGCCCAACCAGAGGATGTGCTACCGCCAATCCCGACGGTGATGCCGGCAGCTATCGAAATCACTGCAGCCACGCCGGTGCAAACGACAGTGCCGCCCGATGACCCGGAGATGGAAGCCGCCGTGGTGGCCGCTGAGGCCACATGGCAAGCCGTGCAGAAAACACCCCGTGTGCGGGCTGACAGCAAGCAGGCCCAGGTCATCGCCCTGCTGCAACGACCGCAAGGCACCTCGATTGCCGAGATCATGGCGCTCACCGGCTGGCAAGCGCACAGCATTCGTGGCCTCTTTGCCGGAACGCTCAAGAAGCGCGGCATCGCGGTCACCTCCGAGAAGGCCGAAGGCGGCGAGCGGGTCTATCGGGCGGCGTTGCTATCTGAGGCGAC